ATCAGACTAACCCTTTCCTCGCGCTTTATCTATAGCTCTCGAACCAAACCAAAAACTAATGATTGCAGCAAAGATAGCTTTTGTGTCCTCGTCCCACAAGACATTCAAAGACTCAGCCACACTCATGCCGCTGCTCAGTGCCTCACGCAACAGCGTGATTTCAATCGCCAGAAACAAACCGAAGAAACAATAAGTAATTACCGGGCGCACTGAACGTTGCAGTGCAGAGATAATCCCCGTGCCACTGTTGATGCTCATGTCATGCTGGATCAATCTGTCATGTTCTTTGTCCGAAGCCTGCGCCTCAAACGCTTTCAACTCATGGTCAAACCCTGCCTGACGCAATTCAGCCATGGTTTTCATTTTTTCAAGTTCAAACTTCTGATTGCTTTTTTGTTTGAAATGATCAGCAATCGCCGGAGCAGTGCTACTGGCAAAACCTATCAAAGAACCGATTACACTAAGCATTTCTGTTCCCCCTCCACTCCTTCTTTAATCTTCGTAATCTTTTTTGCAGTAAGTTGTATTCCCGATATTTATTTATCGGGCCGTTGTATTTATAAATTACTTTCTTTGCATCCATGCTGTTGTACCCATGTAGGTTCCAACCACTCCTGCCTGTGCAATATAAAACAAACCTAAAAGATCAGCCAAACCAGCGACCCGGCTATCAGAGACTATGGGCGTAAACAGAACCACGCTTGCAACAATCATACTAGCCATTGCAGTCCACGCCATGAATTGCTGTGCCTTGGCTTTCTCCTCACGCAGTTCTAGCTCAATCATTTCTTTTTCACGGGCAATCTCAGCATCGGTGACAATTCCATCACCATCAAGATCGTGAGCTTCGTAACGACTACCGGTCTCAAATTTTTTATTAGTCGCCATCAACAACTCTCAGTTCTACAGGTTTGTTGTTAGTGATAGTCTGCACTCTTTTTTCTATCTCATCCATAGACACACCTTTTCGATACCACTCTTCCATCTTCTTTTTTATTTTATGGTACTTCCCCCAACGACCAGCCCAAACAGATGTCATTTTTTCTTCTTTCTTTTAGGGGAAACAATACTTTTTAAACTCTTTGCTTGCTTGGCATGAAGTTTAGAAGCCTTGTTAAGACCTTTAATTACTTTCCGTACTTTTTGTTTGTTTCTTTTCTTCATCATTTGTTTAACTCCTTCATTACAGCGATATCTTCCTGAGTCTGTATCCGATCTCTGTTTGTTTCATCACGTTTCTCAGCAATCTCCATTTGTGTTTCCAGACGGTCTTCAGCCTGTTTTGCTGATTGCTGTATGCGTGCGGCTGAAAGTGCCGCGTCAGTCTGATCTTTTTGCGTTTTGCGCTGTTGATCAGCCGCTGCAATCTGGACTTCGGCTTGGCGAATACCAACAAGCGGATCAGGTGCTTCAGGCGGCGATAAGGTCGGCGCATATTGTGCCACTAACTGAGCCGTAATTTGTGAAACAAGCATAGGCAGTTGCTGTTGTGCTTGAGCTTGTATTTGCATCCGCATTTGCTGGAGCATCATAGGATCTATAACTGCTGTTTGAACTTGTTGTAGTTTTTGCTGTACTTGAGCCTGTATCTGTTGCGTCGCTGTTTGTTGTGCAAGAACACTGATACGCTCAAAGAGTTTAGAAATTATAACCACCTTAGTCTGTGGTGCCTTTTCCATAATAGGTGTTTTCAACATCTCCACATATGCCGCGATATGTGCTTGTTGATTTTGATCTGGGAAAACTTGTATCTGCTCCCCTGCAAACAACAAACCTATCTCCGCTGCTGGATCAGCAGGTTCCGGTTCAGGTTTCTTGGGCAACAACTCGTCAATATTCTTGACTTCAAGCGCGGCATACATACGACGATATGCTTCGCGTAGATCGTGAATCTCTGGGCTTTGCATCGCCATCTGCAACTGCGTTTGTGCCAAAGCCTGACGCTGTGCAGCAGAAAAGATATTCGGATCTGACACTGGGATAATATCTATCCGACCATCAAAATCCTGTGCAGCAACCTGTGCAGGCACGTTCAACTGATACGGGTAGCCCTCAATCGTGTCACCAATAATAGTTGCAAGAAGTTTAAACTCCTGCTTTTGAGAGTAGTGCATCCGTTTATGGATGGCACTCATGACTCGTGATCCGCGTTCCAACAATGCAACTGTTGTGCCTACCGGTGCGCGAGTATTCATGTCAGCCGTATTGTTGTCAGCAATCGACGCATATTTACGACCACTATCGACAATCACACCAAGCAGCTGTGCCAAAGTTCCTGAAGGTTCTTTGTACGGTAGCGGTGATATAGCGTTACGAATATCACCACCGGGCGCATCAATGTCCCTGAACTCACCGGGCTGTAACGGTTCATCATCATTACGGATACGAACACCACGAGCCTTGAACCCAGCTGGTAGATTTGACAGCGTGCCAGCATCAATCAACTGACGCAGGATAGAAGTGGCAGCACGAGACAACCCACCAATCATGTGGATTAAACCAAAACCGTAGAAACCAAAACCCGGTAAAAACTTGTAGTGGACAAAGTGTTGAAGAGCATTGCGTGCAGGGTCTTGCTCATCAAAGTTTCTATAAATTGAAAGCACCTGATTACTGTCACGATCTATAGTCACAGCATAAGGTAGCTTCACGCCTGTTGGCTCATTGGATAAATCAGTATCCTCGAACCCTTCAATATCAAGATAGGTGTGTATCTCAAGAAGCGTGTATCCGGTATCCTGATAAGAAGGACGAACACCGGATATCTCATTCAAACGATCTTTAAGTTCATCGGCATCGCTGTCTAGTTGCGAGGGCGAAAGTTCTATGTCCCTGTAAATACCGTTGACCTGCATTTTACGCAGATCATTCTCAGAAGTTCGCAAAACGTGAGTAATACGCTCTGCTGTGCGAATATCAGTTGCCGAATACGGCACTACAACATCTTCAGCTGGCAAAAATTTAGCTACGGCACGGTTTTTAAGCGGGTCAAAATAAACTTTTTTGAATGTCGAACCAGCCAATGGCAGGTAAAAAAGCATCTGGTCAGTGTCCAGATCATACTCCTCCATCACTTCCATGATGTAGTAGTTCATAAAGTCTTCGACACGCTTTGCCTGATCTTCAGCTTCCGGTGTCTGTGCCCCAAGTATCTGTGTGCGTACCGGCCCTGCTGCGGGAAGTATTTCTTTATATGCCTGTGCCTGAAACTGTGTCACCGACTCTGAGATAAGAGGATGTGTTACACCAGACGCGCCAGAAAAAGGCTCGTCACGTTCTTCGTAACTAATCCCCAGTAAGCCCAGACCCTTGGATAGTGCCTGTTCCCACTCGTCTCGTGAATCAAGGTCATCTTCAAAAGCATCAACAAGCTCACTTGCAATTCCTTCAAGCACACGCTCGTCCAACGTTTCTGCAAGATTAGATGTGTGACCTATTTCTTGTAGGGCTTTTTCAGGATCTATTTGATCCTCATCTCCAAGATCAAGAATCAGTTGCTCTATCGCTTCATCCGTGATACCAGGACTCTGCGCTTCAACTTCGATGAGTCCCTCTTCGAGTTGAGGCGTACCACCCGCACCCAATGCAGAGTCAACCATCGCTCCCGGCGGTAATTGTGACTGTGACATGATTTTTTATAACACCTCTCTCGCCATGGAACCAATTCCTTTCTTAACTTCGCCGCCCTTGCTCAACCCTTCTAGGCTGTCTATTTCATCTTTTCGTATAATCCCTCTCATGATGTCATCAAAAGTAGCATCAGCTGGAAATAACCTGCCGCCGGTGGGACGTTCTTGAGCCTTTCGCATTAAAATGTCTGGGTAAAAGTCTTGAAGCTCTGTGCTATTAAAAAAGTCTTCTGCTGCCCTAGCGTTTATCTCGCCTTTTGTTTTGTAGTACTTATCAAAAGCTTCATATTCAATTTCGTCAAGTTGATCAAGGCGGCTATTTATCTCAAATACTTCTTTGACAATATTTTGTTTATCAGTTCTATCATCTGTTTTACTAGAAAGAGATGCTTCAGTATCTTTTCCAAACAAGTCTTGCATAATTCTATAATACTTTACCTGAAGTATACCGGATTCTGCCCCATCCCCAACAAGAACGGCACCGTCAGGAATACCAGCGTTTATGCGTGCTTCTAGCTCTGGATTGTTTTTTATGTTCTCATAAGCTTTTTGTAAGTTTTTAAGAACATCATTTGTTCTTTCATCTTCCGGCAAAATTTTAAGGGCACCCGGAAGTGCCTCGTCTCCATATAATACGCCTTCTCCAGTAGGCTTATTTTTAAATAGTTCATAAAGTTCTCGAACCTGAAATGTTGGCCCTATTTTAGCCTTTTCAACAGCGTCGTTAGCTTTGCTTAATTTTTCTTTGTACCCCTGTTTCATTTCTTCAAACATAAAAGGTTTAAACAACGAGGAGCTAGATCCAGGGTCTACGCCCTCAATATCGTCTATCGCGTGCTGCACTTCATGCAATAAGCTTGAAACGGCATCGTCCTCATCTCCCGCTTCAAAAGCTTTTAGCTTTATGGTTTTGGTTATTTCATTAAAAGAAGCTTTTGCTCCAGTATGAGCACTTAGACGTTCTACAGAATAGTTTTTTAGCGTCGGGTATCGCTTATAAAGTTCAGGAAAATCTAGTACGTCTTCTAAAACCAACAGGTTTGTTAGGCTAAAACCAGCCCTTTCACGAGCCTTTTCAGGTGTATCGTAAGTTTCTAGTTCATCTAATTCTGTTTTATTTCCAACTGATCTTGTCTTAGGAAGATTAGGGTTCGTTGGTTCAAAGTCCACAATAAACTCTGGTTTGAGTTTGGCTTTTCTTGAGTCTATTAAAAACCTAAAGGCAGAGTCTTCAGAAAGAGGATCTTTAAAACCACCGCCGCTTTCATTATAGGCTTTAACTTCATCAGCATCTTTTCCTTTTGCCCTGTCATCAGACAGCGATTGGAAATAGTCGTTACGTTTTTCAAAGTACCCTACGGCTTTAGAACCACCCATGACACCAACAGCATTATCAGGCATACCACTTATCAGCCTAGCTGTTGCAAGTGTTCCGACTCCGGCGACAAGAGGGTCGAATGTTGTCGTCGATCCCGTCTCAGGGTCATAGACAGTTCTACCAACAGCAACCGACTTTTTTTGTTTTCCTAATTCATCAGCCACAATACCAGGAATCCTGGCAGCAGTCTGTGCCGCCGCGTCCCGTGTTTTCTCATCCGTAACAAAACTTTTCACATAATCAACAGCGTCCGACGCGAATCTTGCAGCAGGCATATATTCAAAGCCAAACTCTGGCTCACCGTAAACACCAGCACTCTGCTGCACCGCTATCGTTTCATTAGGATCAACGACACTATCAGCAAAGAAACCAGGATTTATTTGTTGGTATTCTTTAGCAGTAAAGAAATCTACTTTTGGTTCTTCTATGATTTCGCGTCTAGCTGGCGTGAAGATATCTGAGATAAAATCTGAAAGCCCCATGATTCCAGTGCCAAGAAACGAGCTACGGT